AAAACAATTAGAAGAACAGATGGCACTAGCCAAAAATGATTATATTGAAGCTTATAATTCTGGTGATCCAGAGAGAACTCTAGCAGCTTTGGATGTACTTCAAAGGGCATCAAATAATATTAATGATCTACAAAGACATCAATATGCACTAGAGGATTATGAAAAACAACATGCAGCCCAAGAAGAACAACAAGTACAACAACAAGCTCCTCAACAACCTGATGCGTTAGCGGTTGATTGGGTAGAAAATAATGAATGGTTCGGTAAGGATTCAGTTATGACTGCAGCAGCTTATGCAATTGATGCAGATCTAAAACAAACAGGTTATGATCCTAAAGAACAAGATTTTTATGACGAGATTGATCGTAGACTACGGAATGAATTTCCACATAAGTTTAATCAAGAAGAGAGTGTTGAAGCTAGCACAACTCGACAACCCTCTCAGGTGGTGGCGGGAACATCACGCAGTCCCACCAGTTCTAATAAAAAGATAAAGCTATCTCAAGAAGATGTGAGACTAGCTCAGAAATGGAACATACCACTTGAGGTATATGCTGCTGAGAAACTAAAAGTTGATAAATCAGACAGTGAATATACAGATATAACATTTAAGCGTGGAGTATAGTAAAATGGATACACGGAAAGAAATTAAAGAACGTAGCATTGATACAAGAGAACATAATTCTAGAGAAGAAACCGAATGGACCTATGAAGAGCCTAATGCTCTAGAGATTCCTGAGAGCGTATATAGACGCTTTGAAAATGAGGGAATGGGTCTAAGATGGATTCGCATTACATTACGCAACCAAGATGATTACCAGAATGTTGGTAAGAAACAAGCAGAAGGTTGGACTTTTGTAGACCCTGAAGAAGTTCCTGAATTATCTATGTCCTCTATCGTTCAAGAGGAAGGGCGGTATGCTGGTACAGTCTGTCGTGGAGACTTAGCTTTGGCTAAAATGCCCCTTGGCAAGCTTGCTGCTCGTAAACGGTATTATGAGAATAAGAGTAGAGAACTAATGGATGCAGTGAATGCTCAATTAGAAAGAAATTCAGATTCTCGTATGCCTATCACAAATAATAATCGTTCGACTGTTACTAAAGGAAGACGACCTAGTTTTCAAGAATAATAACAGGGAACGGTGCAACTAGGAAAGGAGAGACAATATGTCTACCACTAAAAACCTTCGTGGCTTCCTTCCTGCTCGTAAACGTGGTTCAGGTACTAACTCCACTGGCGTAGACGAACTACCTATCGCTTCTGGGGATGCAAGAAACATCTTCACAGGTGTCTTGGTAAAGACCAGCCTTGGTAATATTGAACCCGTTTCGGCGGATGCTGACTATGCAGTTGGTGTTTTTCAGGGAGTCTATTATGAAGAAAACGGTGAGCCAAAATTCAAGCAATATTGGCCAGCCAATACCAGTGCTTCTAATATTAAAGCAATGGTAGATACTAACCCTGCCTCAACTTATTTCATCCAAGCGGATGCTTCGCTCAGTGCAGGTGATATCAACCAGTTGAACTTCGGCTTGACTCTAGGCGCAGGGAGCACCTTTACAGGTGAATCTGGGTTTGGTATTAAAGCTTCAACTCGTAACACCACTATTCTTCCAGTAAGACCTATTGGTGTTGAGGACGTTCCGGGTAATGATATTGCTGTTTCTGCTGAAAGAGCATTCCCTGTCGTTGAAGTTCGTATTGTTAAACATGTAGACGCTGTTCTGTCTGCACCATCTGGTATTTAAGGGAGGTTAAATTATGGCTATTAATAGAGCTAGTATTAGCAAACAACTGCTTCCCGGTCTAAATGCTATTTTTGGTTTGGAATACGGGGAAGTTGAGAATGAGCATGTTCCGCTGTTTGAAATTGAAAATTCAGACCGGGCATTTGAAGAAGAAGTTCTGTTCACAGGCTTCGGTAATGCTCCAGTAAAAGCAGAAGGTGCTGCTGTTACTTATGACGAAGCTAGCGAAAGCTATGTTGCTCGTTATACTAACGAAACAATTGCACTTGCTTTTGCTGTTACCGAAGAAGCTATGGAAGATAATCTGTATGATACTTTTGCCAAGCTTCGGGCTAAAGCCCTTGCAAGAGCAATGGGCAACACCAAGCAGGTAAAAGCTGCAGATGTTTTCAACAATGGTTTTAATGCTGCCTATGCAGGTGGTGATGGGCAACCACTTTTTAGTGCTTCTCATCCAACTGTAAACGGCACACAGTCGAACCTACTTACTGCGGCAGACCTTTCGTTTGCCTCACTTGAGACTGCCCTTACGACCATTCAGAAGATCAAGGATGATCGTGGCATTCTCGTTGGCGGTAGTGCAGAATCACTTCATGTTGCTCCCGATAACTGGGCAACATCAAACGCACTGTTGAACTCCACTCTTATTCCTGCTTCTGGTACAGTTTCCACTCTTGGTGGATCACAAGCTGCTACCAACCCTGCAGGTTGGAATGACGTAAACTCAATTCAGAGCATGTCTATGCTTCCAAAGGGTGTGTTTATCAACCGTCGATTCACTGATGCAGACGCTTTCTTCGTTAAGACAAATGTTCCTAACGGTACAAAGATGTTTGTTCGTGCGCCACTGCAGACCAAGATGGAGCCTGACTTCGATACGGGCAACCTTCGCTTTAAGGCTAGAGAGCGTTATAGCTTTGGTTTCTCCGATTGGAGAGGTTTCTTTGGTAATCAGGGTAACTAAAATTAAGAGAAGGGGAGAGAGAAATCTCTCCTCTTACTCTGATTGGAGAATCATATGTCAAATGTTAGATTAGCCCAAGTTACGGGGGGTGCTGGAGGCAACGGTATTTTTGTCGATGCAGTAACAAGTGTTACGATTGCAGATACCAGAGTGCAAGTTTACGCTTTTTCAGTAACGGTTGCATCTGAATTAGTGGTTGGTGATCAGAATGGAACTAGAATTAAACATGCTGCACTAACAGCAAACACTATGGACAATGTATATCTTAATGATGTTGGTGTAAAATGTAGTGGCAAAGTTTCACTGTCTGGCTCTAGCGATGGTGGAAAATTCTATATTTACTATGGATAAAGCTTATGGTTGACTATACCTACCTTGTAAACGATATTATTAATACAGCAGAAAATAAAGGCACAGAGTTTGTAAATCAAATTCCTAAATTTGTAAACAAAGCTGAAAATAGATTAATTAAAGAACTGGATGATATTGGTTTAAATACCACTGTTTCTATTACTTGTGTCGTTAGCAATCAAACTGTTTCTGTTGCAGAAGATACAAGAATTATTAGGCATGTCAACCTAAGAGCTAGTGGAAGCAAAATTAATTTACTTCAAAGAACTGAAGAGTTTCTTAATGACTATTGGCCTTATGCTGATACCTCAACTGGAGTTCCTAAGTATTACTCAGTTGCTAATAACTCTTCTATATATTTAGCACCTACTCCTACTTCAGCATATCAAGGTGAAGTTGTTTATGTTGCAAGACCAACTACTTTAACATCTGCTACACCTAATAATTATTTTACTGACTTTTGTTACGATGCTTTATTTTATGCTTCGATGATTGAAGCATTTTTGTATATGAAAGATACAACATTTAGTGCTGTGTTCACAAATGAATATAAAGGTGCTATAGAAGGATTACGAAATCAGGCGAGAAGAAATCGTCAAGACAATATGCAAAATAATGCTAGTCCTGCAGGATCAGCAAATACTTTAGTTCAGGGATCACAGTAAGGAGAATCACTATGAAAATTATTAACAATAAAATTTATTCAGACGATAAAAAAGGTTTTGATCGTTATAAAGAAGAAAGAATGGAATGCACAGGTAGACCCACTGGTAATGGTTATGGTGCGGCTAGAAAAGGTCCAGCCGTAAACAGAACTTCCGTTGATCTTAGTAAAGTTGTTATTGATAATAAAGAATACGATTATTCTGTTTAAGTTTTATGTCTGAACTAAAAGTTATTAAATTACATTCTTTAAGTGTATATAAATTTTTTAAAATATTAGAATATCCAGAATGGTATAAATTTTTATTATCTGTTTTAGGTAGGCATCCATCTGATCCTATTGATAGAACAGGAACTTTAAAAAACTTCTATAAGATTGATCCTAAGTATCAACTAAAAATGCCAACGGAGATAGAAGAAGTAGACTTAATTAACTGTATTGAAAATAAAATTAATACAATTAATTCTTTATCTGACAATAAATATATTGACGTTTTTCTTTCAGGTGGTTTTGATTCTGCAACAATGTACGCAGGGTTTTTACAAAATTGTGATAAAAATAAAATTAGAGCAGTATTTACTTTTGATGAGGATACAAACAATAGAAAAGCATTAAATCAATTTAATCCTGCTCTGTATAAATTTATAATTGATAACGGTTATAATTACAGATTAATTAACAACACCGATCTTCACCCAGAAGATTCTGTGTCAATTATAGGACACCCCGGTAATACATTATCAAATGGTACGGTTCATGATATTTATTATTATCATGGTTTAAAAACAGTTAAATGGCCTGACATTTTAAATGGATTATATAAAGATAAATCTTGGCAAGAACTAATAAAAGATATTGCAGACAATATTCCATATTGTAACAGTGATACAGTTGTTGAGGAATTAACTAATTTTATTGAAGCAGCACCGATAAATATTAAAAATAACCCATTAAAAATTTTATGGTGGATTAAATTTAATTTTGCATACACAGACAAAGTTATTGGGCCTTGGTATTTAATGAAGGACATTTCAGTTGATAGAGCAGATAATGTTTTTTCTTTTTACCATAGCGATGAATTTCAAAAGTATATGATGTATACCTGTTTAGAACAAGGAAAATATATTAGTCCAGAACATGGTCGTAATTCCGAAATGATTAATTATATGTTATCTTTTTACAAAGATCAATCTCTTATTGACTATTCTAATCAGTTGCCCCACCAAAAAGGTGAAGTTCATAAAAATCAAAATCGAGGAATTATTAGATTAAATAATGGCAAAGTTTTAGATAAGCAATCTTTTTTAGATAACTATAATCAAATTAAAGAAGTATTTTTTCAATAGGAGAATAAGATGCCAGCATCAAAAATTTCAAAGACTATTAAAAGAGGCAGAAAAAGCCGCAGGGGTCGTCCCTCTAATAAAGTTAAAGAGCTAATGGAATCAAGAAATATCTCTAAATCAGAAGCTGAAAAAATTGCAAAGACAGAGGTTGACAAAAAACCTGTAAAGAAAAAAACTACAAAGAAAAAAGCTGCAGAGAAAAAATCAGAGCCAAAAAGAACTAGGTCTGAGCAAAGAGAATTAGATAAACTTATTAGGCAGCAAGAAAGAGAAATGCGGGGATCAGGTGCAAATGAAACTGCTAGAGCAGGTGCTACGCAAGAAGAAAGACTTTCTATTAATGCTCCAGCTAGATCAAAGGAAAGACCTCCTGAAAGAAAAGATTTATCACCCGCACAGCTTAGACGTTTGGTAACATCAGGATTGGCTGGTGTAGGTAAAAAAGGACAGGTCACTGATAAAGGAACATATTCATCCGGTGCTGATGTAGCTAGTAGAATGATGCGAGGAGACGTTGGTGGAGATGTTAATATGAAAGCACTAGAAAATGAGCTAAGAACAATAGGCGGCTTTGAAGGACTTAAAAGCGGTGGTAAAGTAGGTATTGGCAGAGGGTGTGGCGTAGCTATGCGAGGTGCTGGTGCAGTTAGAAAATCTTAAAGGAGGTTTAAAATGGCAGCAAATATAGTTAAAAAATCAAAGAAATTTTTTGATAAGAAAAAAAGTGATTCTAAAACTAAGGATGCTAAAAAATTATTACGAGATAGAAAAAAATCTATTGATGATCGACCAGAGTGGGCAAGAGATCTATCTGATGCTGAATATAAAGATATATTAGGATTACCTCGTAGAGGAAAACCAGGTGAAGAAAATCCTGATATGGTAATACATAGAAAAAAAGGTGGTAAAGTAGATAAACCTAGAGGCTGTGGACAAGCTCAACGTGGTTATGGTAAGGCTATGATGGGTGGTGGTAAGATTAAAACCAAGAGTAGTTATTAAAACTAAGGTAAGATTTAATAATGCCATTAAAAAAAGGTTCAAGCCGAAAGACAATTAGTGCAAACATTCGTAAGCTAAAAAAAGAAAAATATCCTCAAAAGCAAGCGGTAGCTATTGCACTTAGTCAAGCAAAAAAGCGTAAGGGAAAAAGAAAAAGTGGCTAAACTCTGTCCAAAAGGTAAAGCTGCAGCAAAGCGTAAGTTTGATGTTTATCCATCTGCTTATGCTAATATGTATGCGTCTGCTGTTTGTAGTGGTAAAGTAAAACCTGGTGGTAAGAAAAAAAAAGTTGTTAAGAAGAAAACTGGAGGTGGATTACGCAAATGGGTAGATGAGAAGTGGGTTGATATTGGCGCACCAAAGAAAAACGGTAAGTATCAGCCATGTGGTAGAAAGTCAACTAAGGGTACAAAACGTAAGTATCCTAAGTGTGTTCCCCTCGCAAAAGCACAACGTATGACAGAATCTCAGAAAAAATCTGCTGTTAAAAGAAAAAGAGCCAAGCCTCAAGGAGTAGGTGGTAAGCCTACAATGGTTAAAACATTTAAATCAAAGGGTGGTCAAATTAAACCCAGAGGCTGTGGAGTAGCTCAAAGAGGTTTTGGCAGAGCTATGAAAGGTAAATAGGTTATATCATGGCAGTAAAAAGAAAACGTAAAGGAACAGGCATGAAAGGAATGACCATTGGTGGTGGTCATAAACGTCCTACCAAAGCTGGTGCCGGTATGACTAAAAAGGGAGTAGCTAAATATCGTAGGCAAAATCCCGGTAGTAAACTTCAAACTGCTGTAACAGAATCTAAACCTACTGGTAAAAGAGCAGCAAGACGTAAAAGTTATTGTGCTAGATCAGCAGGACAAATGAAAAAGTTTCCTAAAGCTGCTAAGAATCCTAACTCAAGACTTAGACAAGCTAGAAAAAGATGGAAGTGTTAGATGGCTAAAGGCATGGCACATTTTACTAAAGATGGTACACCCTATTATGGTGAAGTTCATAAAATGCCAGATGGGTCAATACATAGTGGAAAGACACATACTAAAACATCCAAGAAGGTAATGCACTTTAAAGATTTATCTACTACAGCTAAAAATAAAGCAGGTGACAAAATGGCAAAAGATACATATAAAGGAAGAAAGATGAAAAAAACTAAGTATATGTCTAAGGGTGGTGTTGTTCGTCAAAGATATGCAATGGCATCTAGTAAAAAGAAAAAGTAATGGCTATTGGTAGATCAAACATACCACAACAGATTACTAAACCTCCTCAAAAGAAAAAGCGTAAAAAGAAAGTTACATCTTATAAACGCAAAAAAGGATAAATTAAATGGCGACTAGTGGAACATTTACATTTAATTTGGATATAGACGAAGTTATTCAAGAAGCAATGGAAATGATCGGAGGAGAACAAACTCTAGGTCATGAGCCAGCCTCCGCTCGTCGTTCTTTAAATCTAATGTTAAAAGATTGGCAGAATAGAGAAATTTTATTATGGACAACAGAAGCATCTGTTATATCTCTTTCTACAAGTACTACTTCATATCCTCTTAGTGATTCAACTATTGATACCTTGCAAGTTATTTTAAATAGAGATAATACTGATCTACCGTTAGATCGTATTTCTTATGAAGAATATTTACAAGTTCCTCGTAAAGGACAGACAGGTAGACCTACTCAATATACTGTTAAAAGAAATAGAGACAATCCTACAATATTTCTTTGGCCTATTCCAGAAAATTCTACAGACAAATTAAAAGTAGAAAAAATTAGTGAACTTCAAGATATAAATAAATCAGCACTTCAGAATGCTGATATTTCTAAAAGATTTCTACCTTGTCTAACTGCTGGTCTAGCATATTACATGTCTATGAAAAGAGCAGGAGTTCCTGAAGGTAGAATTACAATGTTAAAACAAAATTATGAAGAGCTATTAGCAAGAGCTAACACTGAAGATAAAGAACGAGCTAGCATGTATATTAGACCAAGACTCGGATATATTTAATATAGAGTAGTATTATGGCAACAAATAAAAATGCTAAAGGACTTTGTGATACTTGTGGATTTGCATATCCTTTAAGAGTATTGCGTATGAATAGCTACGGAATGCTGGTTTGCCCTGAAGATTTTGAGGGAAACTTTGATTTAAAAAATCATCCACAAAATAGAACTCCTAATACAAGAGATGACGAAACCCTTCGTAATCCTAGACCTCCTCTTAATAATGATAGAAATGTTGCTTGGCAACTAGCTACAACTGAGTGGGAAAACGAAACAACTGAATGGAATATGGTTTAATGAGTAAACTTACTGGAAACTTAATTGCAAATACATATAAACAACTCCTGCAGGTTGGATCAAATAATACGGGTCTAACATCAACTGAACAAACTGTTCAGGATGGATCAGGAGAAAACTCTGCTTTAAAACTAAGTAAAAGTGCTGTAGATATTAATGGAACATTTAAACTTAATGGTGTTGCAATTACAACCAATGCATCAGCTATTAATGCAATTACCGATCTAACAGGTATTACAGGTCTTGTTGCAGTAAGTAGTGGAGATGTATACGGCAGGACACTTACTGCAGGTACAGGTATAACAATTGGTAATGGAGATGGTACTGAAGGAAATCCTACTATTGCTGTAAGTTTAGCTGACACAACAATTAATGTTGCTAAAGTTTCTGCATCTGCCGCTACATTTAATGACATTGTTAGTGCAGGATTCTTTGTAGGTGATGGTTCAGGTCTTGTCAATGTTCCTTCTGCTGAAGGTGGTACTGTTAAGTTTATTGAAGCAGGTACTGGTATTAAAATTACAGTTGATGGTGCAGTATCAAGTAATATTCCTGTAAGTGGTACAATACTTGTTTCTGCAGACCAAAACTTTGGTACAGTTTCAGTTAGTACTGCACTAGCAGTTACAGGATCAGCTTTATTTAATGTTGTATCTGCTACTTCATATTATGGTGATGGTTCAAATCTTACAGGTGTTACACAAACTTCAGTATCTAATTATACTGTTAATCAGTTAACAGTTGTAAGTGCAGCTAGTTTTCCTGATGATGCTACATTAAATTTTGGAACAGGAAATGATTTACAAATAGTTCATAATGGTCTTAATTCTGTAATTAAAGAAAGTGGAACTGGTAGTTTATTTGTTCAAAGTAATGAAATTAAATTAACAAATACTGGTTCTTTTTCAATGCTTACTTTAACAGATGGTCAAGATGCAGTTTTTCCATATGGTATTCAAGTAAGTGGTACAGTTAGTGCTACATCATTTATAGGACCAACGATTACTTCAATTAATTCTGTAATTTCAAACGTATCTGCTCTTACTTCTGTAAATGCAGCAGCCATTACAAGTATCAATACAGTCATTGACGGATTTGATTTTGCAACTTCTGCCGAACTTGCAGCAGTTTCTTCTGCACTAGCAACTAGCATTGCTACTGCAAATACAAGAATTACTTCAGTAAGTGACTATGCTGTAGCACTTTCAGCTACTCTTGCTACAAGTATTGGTAATTCTAATTCGGCTATAACTTCTATTAATGCTATTCTTGGAGATGGTAGTAACTTTGCTACAAGTGCAGAACTAGCTACAGTATCTGCTGCTCTTGCAACAAGTATAGCTACAGCAAATACTCGCATAACATCTGTTAGTGACTTTGCGGTAGCGTTGTCTGCAACAATGGCAACTAGTATAGGAACTGCTAATACTCGAATAACTTCCGTTAGTGATTATGCGGTAGCACTATCCGCAACTCTAGCCACAAGCATTGGAACTAGATTAGCCATTGCAAATAATCTTTCAGATTTAAATAATGCTGGAACTGCTAGAACGAATCTTGGAGTGGCAATTGGAAGTGACGTTGAGGCTTATGATCCTGATATATTAAAGGCTGATACGGCAGATGAATTAACTGCTGGATTTAGTGCTGCTGCTTATAATGCAGGTACACAGACTACTGGTACTTACACACCTGATGTTGATAATGGAAATTTCCAATATACAATTAATGGTGGCGCACATACATTAGGTGTTCCTAGTAAGAATTGTACGATGGTAATTTTATATAAGAATAATGCTAGTGCAGGAACAGTAACCACTTCTGGTTATACTAAAGTAGACGGAGATACAATTTCCACTACCGATGGAGATGAGTTTTTCTTTTATATTACAAGAGTAAATGACGGTACAACTACATTCTCTATGTTGACTGTAAAGGCACTACAGTAACATGACTTTTCCAATACCTATAGTTCAAGGTGGTATTACAATATTTGATACTGGAACTATTATCACAATTTCTGCTAATACTGCTGATTATAATTTAAGAAATGATCTTGTAAATAATTATAGTTGGGATGGCACAAGTGCTATTGATGTTACTCTGAATATTAATTCAGGCATAAATGTTAGAGCAACTACAACAGGAACTGCAGCTATTACAGCCGACCTTGTTGCAGGTTCTAATTTAACAATTAACAATAGCGGAACTATAGCAGGAAGAGGTGGTGCTGGAGGTAATGGTGGCAATCCTAATGGTGGAACAGGTGGGGCTGGTGGAAACGCTATTGATCTTACAAATCTAACTTGTGTTATTAACAATGCTTCGGGAGCTAACATTGCTGGTGCCGGTGGTGGTGGCGGTGGAGGTGCTGGCGGCACAGGTGGAGGAAGTTATGACACAGAAACAGGGTGTATCGGACAAGTTTCATTCAGTGGAGGTGCAGGTGGTGCAGGAGCAAGCACCGATAATCCCGCTACTAATAATGCAACTACTGGCAGTGCGGGATCAAGTAATTCTGGTGGGACTGGCGGAACTGGAGGTACTGGAGGAAGTTGGGGAAATGTTGGAGCAACTGGAGGTACTGCTTCGGCAAACCCACCTACCCAATGTCGTTCAACTGGAAGTCCCGGTAGTGGTGGTGCTGCAGGTAAAGCAATTTCTGTAGGGTCAGGTGCGTCTAATACCTTAAATAATTCTGGAAACGTGTACGGGGCTACAAGTTAAAATGTCTATTTTATTTTTTGGAAGCAGACGATTTAGAGGTCAAACATTAAATATCACTTCAGATACAGAAAATTATAATCTGTCTAATGTTTTACAAGGTAGTTATGGTTGGAATGGTGTAGACCCCATTGACGCTACGGTTGTTATTAATAGTGGTGTAAATGTTTTTAGCCAAGTTACTAATGTACCAGCATTTACTGCTCATCTTGTTGCAGGAAGTAATTTTATTTTAATTAATAATGGTAACATTATTGGTAGAGGTGGATTAGGTGGTAGTGCTGGTGGTGCTGGCGATAACGGTGGTGCAGGTGGAAATGGTGGAGATGCTATTAGTTTAGAAAATATTACCGCATCTATTAACAATGCTTCAGGCGCAAACATTGCCGGAGGTGGTGGCGGTGGTGGCGGGGGAGGAGGATACCAAACCTGTAATCTATATGATAGTGAATTTCAGGATTGTAATGATTGTATTTATCTAGTAGGAGGTAATGGAGGTAAGGGTGCAAGCTTTGATGTTCCTCCTACCAATACTAATACAAGTGGATCATCGGGAGCAGCTTCTACTGGAGGAGCAGGAGGAACTTGGGGTAATGTAGGTGCAGGGGGTGCAGGAGGAAGTGGTCCTGCAGGTATTGTAAACTGTAGAGTTATTGGATCAGGTGGACCGGGAGGTGATGCAGGAAAAGCAGTTAGATTAAATTCAGGTGCATCGGTAAACATAACAAATAACGGAAATATTTATGGAGCTACATCGTAGATGTTATTTTTAAACAATTACACTTACATTGCACCTCAAAATAGTTTATACTATTACGAAGTAGATAACACAGGAAACCAATATAAAGTACCTAAAAATAGTTCAGCATGGATTATTAATAAAGAAAGTGTATCGGTTAAGAATTCGGGTACATGTTTTGGTGAAGTTATTATTACTATATATGGGTACACACCACCAAATAGAACTGCTCAAATTAATTTAAATACTTATTTACCTTATATTAATGGGTGTAGTACAAATAATATCTTACCTCCTATTCGATCTGGTGATCCTTGTATGCAATTATTAAAGATACCTGCTGGATGCTCAGAACAAAAACATCACATTCATTCAACAGATAGAGTGGTATATGTTTTATCGGGGAGAGGTACAGCAGTTTCAGGTGTAGGTTCTAATGTAGAGAGATATAAATTAGTTGAAGGCAAAACTTTAATTTTAAATGCTATGGAGCCACATCACTTTGAAACAGACGATGAAGACTTGATTGTTGTTCCTATGCATATATGGTCTAGTACTAATGAAGAATTTAACCATCCTATGATGTTGGGAACACATATTGTCTAAAAAATATATTATATATACACTAAAGTTTTTTGGTTTATGTTTTGTTTTTTATGGTTGTTTTGCGTATTTTCAAGAACAAGTTAGAGTAATAGTGCAGCTTCATCAATTGGAAAAGAGTTTTATAAAATGAGTTTAGTATTAAAAAGAATAGATAATCCAATACCGGGAAGTGATAAATCACCTTCTGATATTGAACTAAAGGTTATGGTTCTCAATACAGATAAGACAGCCTTTGAAGAACAGTGGAAAGATTTACCAACTGTTAAAAAAGTTGTTTTAGAAAGATTTAATAATCAATATATAAAAATTAGAGATTGGTATTTTCCAGAACCTGAAAGCATTACACAAGTTGAACAATTCCTTAGATCAGAAATAACTACAAATCAAGCAACTACAGTTATAGGAAATACTAAAGAAGAAAAAGTTGACAATGCATTACAACAATTTAAGAATAATGCATATAGATTATTTATTGAGAAATTATATCAAACTAGACGTCAAGAAATTTTAGATGCTACTGATCCTCAAACTTGTGTAGATATTTTAAATAATCAAGATGAATTTATTAATCCTGTATCTGAAGAAGAATGTATAGATTGTGCAATTCTTTTACACACTGCAGTAGGTGTTGGAAAAATTAAAAATATTTTCGGTCAATTAGATATTGATTGTGGTATAAAAGTTTTAGATAAATTTGTTGATATATTTAATTTTGAAACTCAGACATCGGTTGATGTATCAACAGATGGACTAGGTGATAAATTAATTTTTGCTCGTCCAGATTTTTTAAGAGTTGGATCGGGTGAATATAAAAAAACAACTTTAGATGCTATAGGAGGAGATATTCATTGTCTTTGGACTCCTAATGATCGAACAAATACTTTATCTAGTAATTTAAAGTTAGAGGGTAATCCAATACCTGATGCTACAGGATTTACAAAAACCTTTATAGAGGTAGCAGATGAAACAGGTGTAAATCTATGGAATGAAAATAAAGAAATAAAAGTATACTGGAGTGGTGGAATAGATAGCACAGTAGCATTAGTAAGTCTACTAAAATCTAAACCGTCTGATTGGCACGATAGATTAAAAATTATTTATACTGACGCTTCTATTGAAGAGTATTCTTTATTTTGGAATAATTATATTGATGGGAAAATTCAAACAGAAAAAGTTGTAGAACCAGTAAAAGACCCTGATAAATATTACATGGATAAACCTTTTTTCTCTCCCATTCTAAAACACATTGAAAATAATTTAGGTACTGGTATATCTGTTACAGGTGAATGTGGCGATCAACTTTTTGGCTCATCAGGATTGATGTCTCATCCTGAACTATTTCTTATGACGGTAGATGAATTTTTAAAAGAAAAATATCCTGACAACATAGATGAAATAAAATTATTTAATTCTAAATGTCCTTATACTATATCATCTATTAAGGATTTATTTTGGTGGTGGAATTTTAATTTAAAATGGGATGAGGTAAGTTATAGAGCACTATCCCTTGTTAAAAATAAAAATTATTTAGCTAACTCTCGTCCCTTCTTTAGAACTGATGATTTTCAAAAATGGTCTATTTCAAATCCTGATAAAAAGATTAAAGATACTTTAGCGTCATATAAATTTACAGCAAAAGATTACATCTTTGATTATACTTCAGATGCAGATTATAGAGATAAAAAATTAAAAATTGGTTCTTTAAAAGTTAGATGGGGAAGCACTATAGCAATAGATAATAATAATAATATTATTTATGTTGGAGATACCTCAACTAATACCGACTTGTTAAAAGATAAATATGGAGATTCACTACAAAGGTTTATTAATTAAAATGAAAAAAATAATTTTAATTTTAGCAGCTATTTTATTCTTTTTATTGGTGTCTAATTATGGTGTAGCTTTAGCAAATACTTGGAAAATTGGTGACAAAGCAGTTGTAATTTTTATGTGTAAAAAAGAAAAAGCTATAATGGATATAGCTTATGCTGATACTAAAAGTCAAGAAAAACTTATCTTAACTATCTATAAAAATATTATTAATTCTAATTGTCTACAAATAAGACCACCACAAATATTTTTAATTACTGATATTATTGGAAGTTACAAAGATTATAACAATAGAAATACTACTATACTTAAAATTAAGTCACCTGTTTATCCCTCTTTTAACGGTTATACAGTAGCCACAGGTGTTGAAGGAAAAGGAATTTAAGAATGCCTAGTACTTATACTTCTAGAATTAGATTAGAAAAACAAGGTGATGGAGAAAATCCTAATAGTTGGGGTACTATTCTAAATCAAAATGTTATTGATCTAGTAGATGAGGCTATTGCTGCATACACTACCATTACTGTTTCTAGTGCAGATGTAACCTTAACAGCTAATGACGGAACGTCAGATCAATCTCGTAGTCCCTTTTTAGAATTATCTGGAACTGTTTCTGCTAGCTTAAATGTTATTGTTCCAGAAAAATCTAAAGCTTATATTATTAACGACAAGACTACCAGAGAAAATTCAGCAGTAATTACTTTGAAAAGTGGGTCAGGCTCTGGTTCAGGATCAACAGTTGCAAGCGGCAGCAAAAAAATGTTTTTCTGTGATAGTGTTTCTGTTTATGGTCTTGATTATTTAACTGCTGATACAACTGCTAGCTTTGCAAAACTATCTTCGGCTAATACTTTTACAGATACTAATACTTTTAATAAACCTGTAACCTTTGCATCTGCGGTGGGCTTTGCTACAAGTGTATCAGCTACTAGTATATATACAACCTCTATTGCGGCTGATTCAGCAGTTGTTTCTAATGCAGTTTTAAATATTGTTAGTGTAGCAGGAAGTGCAACATTTAATTCACAAGCTACGTTCTCTGGTCAACTTGTAGTTCCACCTGTTACTCTAACAGAAGCAGCATCAATTGCTCTTGATCTATCGACAGCCACTACCTTCTTTGTTTCTTTAACGGGTAATAGAACTTTACAGAATCCATCAAATGCATTGCCGGGACAAAGTGGATATATCTATGTATTTCAGGATAACACTGGAAGTCGGACACTATCATACGGAGATAGTTATAATTTTCCTGACTCAGAGATTCCTGTTTTATCTACAGTAGCTAGTGCTGTAGATATGTTGGTTTACAATGTTAGGGGTGTAAGTGCAATTGATATGGTTTTAGTATCTTCATTTGGATAAAAACATATGCCATCTACTACTTCAAAATTAGAGAAATTAAATTTCAAGCCGGGGTTTCACCGAGAGTCTACTCAGTATTCTGAGGAAGGGAAGTGGTTTGATGGTGATCGGGTCAGATTTAGAGAAGGTAAACCTGAAAATTTAAGGGGGTATCAAAAATTTATTGATAACTCTTTTATTGGAATAGCAAGAGATTTGCTTGCATGGACAAATAATAATACAGAAAAACTTTTAGGGTTTGGTACTGAAAGTAAATTATACGTTGTATATAATGATTTTCCTTATGATGTAACACCGATTGTCAGCACTGTTAGTATTGGAGATTTAGGAACTGGAGGAAGTTTCAATACTGCTGCTGGATCACCTTTAATTGAAGTTAGTTCTAATAATAATGGTCGAGCCGTTGGTGACTTTGTAGAATTTTCTAATACATCTATTAATGGATTTGGAACAGATGGCTTAGACTTTTCTGCCTCTTCTTTTGGTGGTCCAACCTTTGAGGTTGTTAGTGTTCAAGGATTAAATAATTTCTTTATTAGTGTAACTAGCGTAGCTACTAGCACTGAAACAGATCAAGGTAGTGGAGTTGCATTCTTTTTATTAGCATCAGGTAAGTCAAATCCTATTCAAGGATTAGGATATGGTGCTGGTGTATATAATGCAGGTGCTTCTGCAACAGGAGAAAGAGCTTGGAATAGCCCGGCAGAATCTTCTAATATTGTTTTCTTAGGGACACAGTGGTCTTTAGATAACTTTGGTGAAGATTTATTAGCTGCTAGAGCGGGAGGACAATTAATTCACTGGGATGCTACGGCTAGTTTAACCCCTGTTAGAGCAAGTATTGTACCAACATCTCCAGAGCAGATAAATAGCATTGTTATTTCTCCCAACGATAGACATGTTATTGCTTTAGGTACGGAAGAGTTTGCAACATCTGTATTTAATCCATTACTAGTAAGATGGTCTGATCAAGAAAGTTTTTCTAACTGGACTCCTTCAGTTTCTTCTACATCAGGTGAGCTACAGTTAATTGATGGTACTAGAATTATAGGAGGTGTGCGAGGACGTAATGCTATTCTTATTTACACGGACAATGCTCTATATACTTTACAGTATGTTGGTCCTCCGTTTATTTTTAGATTAGCTCAAGTCGGTACGAACTGTGGTTTAATTGGTCCACATGCTGCAATTGATGTTGGTGGTAGAACATTCTGGATGGGCGATACTGATTTTTATGTCTTTGATGGTTCGGTTAAAAAATTAGATTGTACCGTTAGAAGATTTTTATATGATGATTTTAATATGACTCAAAAGTCTAAAGTATTTGCAGGACTTAATTCTGAGTTTCATGAGGTTATTTGGTTATATCCTAAAGAAGGATCAAATGAACCTAATAGTTATGTAATATATAATTATATGGAAAATACTTGGGTCTACGGAAGTAATTTTTATACTACCTATATTGATGATTCTATTTTCCTTAATACGGTAGCAACTGGAGCAGTAAGCGGTACAGTTTCAACAACTAACCCACAGTACCTTTGGTTTAATGAGCCAACTTCTGTTTTCTCTGGTGATGGTCAAGCATTATCTTCTTTTATTGAAAGTGCTGATTTTGATATGGGTGATGGTGATGATATTATGTTTATAGATAGAATTATTCCTGATTATGATATCAATCAAGGGACAATTAAATTTTCTTTAAATGTTAAAGATTTTCCTTCAGATCCTACAACGGAAGTAGGCCCTTTCGATATAACAAATCAAACTAGAAAAATTGATATGAGGGCTAGGGGTAGACAGGCTAATGTTAGAGTATCAACGTCTGATATTAATACGTCTTGGAAATGGGGTAGTGTTAGAATAGCTATGCAACCAGCAGGTAAACGATAATGTCTTTTTCATATCCTAACTTTAATGTTAATTATAATATTACTGATGAAGAATTAATTCAACTATATAATTCAATTAATACATGGGCATCAGAAATAAAATTTTTATTGGAGAGTAGAGACATAGAATTAGATGCTAGACCTTCAACTAAAATTTACTCTGTTGTAACTGTCACAGAAATAGGTAGACCTCAAAGTGGTTATGTAGCATACTCAGCTAGCTCTGGCAAGTTTAAAGGTTATGTAAATAATGCTTGGGTTGATTTTCACTAGTTTTGCATGAAACTAATTTTTATTGTATAATATATAAAATATAACTTGGAGAATTATAGATGGTAGCGATGATGAATCAAGATGCTCCTTATAGCGGCATAGCTGGATTGATGGCAGCAAAGGGACGTTATGGGGATACAGAGCTTTTGCATGTTAGACCTGATGAGCTTGCTGGTCTTGCTAGCGTAGGTCAGTTGACTATTAATCCTGATACAGGACTACCTGAAGCATTTAGTTTTAGATCACTGTTGCCAGCCATAGGTGCAATTGCTGGTAGTGTATTGCTTGGTCCCGGCATTGGCACAGCTCTTGGAGAAGGTGCTTTTGCCGCCGCTGCCGGTGCTGGACTTGGTGCAGGTGTTGGTGGATTTGCTGGTGGACTTGCAGCAGGTCAATCACCAACTCAAGCTCTTATCGGTGGTTTAATGTCTGGTGCTACCACTGGTATTATGGCGGGTATAATGGGTCCAAGTCCGGGTGACCTAACAGGAATTACTGAAGCAGGAGCACAAACAGCACAACAAACTAGTGGACAGGCTATAACTAAAGCTGGACTTGAAGTAGGTAAATTTGCATCACCAGAATCATTGTTACGTCCTGAATTAACAGCTACTCCTCCTATTAATGTTGGACAAGTTTTGTCTCCATCAGGTTCATACATACCTGGATCTCTACAATCATTGGTAAGTCCTGAATTAACAGTTACTCCTGCTATTAATGCTGGACAAGTTTTGTCTCCATCAGGTTCATACATATCTGGATCTCTTCTAGATCCAACAATAGGTTCTCCAGTTCCTCAGGTACAAAGTTTTCCACTTTCTCCGGTGCCTGCAAATGCGGTAGCAGGTATGTCGGCAGGAGAACAAGCACTTGTGGATGCTGCTCAAAAATCAGCATCGCAAGGACTTCCTCCGGTTCCTGTTGCTGCCCCTCCTGCTGCATCTGATACTGTTTCTAAACTTGTTAAAGTTGAAGGAGATTTAGCTAAAGAACTAGGTAGCACATCAATTGGAGACTCAGTTAAAGCTGGATTAAATCCGGGTGAACAAGTTGTAACAGTTGGTGGTATAAAAACACTTCCATACGTTCAAAAAGCTTTAGGAGCAGGGAATGAGTTGACAACTGGTGAGATAGCAGGTGCATTATTACAAAGACCATCAACTTATACTCCTCTAGCATTTGGTGCGGTAGAAGGTATGATGGCTCCTCCAGAATTTGATCCTAGTCAAGATGAAGGTTTAGCTGCATTAGAAAGCACATATACTCCTAGAGATTTAAGAGTAACTGGTGGTGAATTTACTCAAGGAGATTTAAGTCAAGAGGATTATACTAGACTTGCTCTAGAGGGTGGACTTCAATCACCCTTAACACCATTTAGATATGAGGAAGAAGATACTGTTACATTAGCTGAAGGTGGAACACCCGAAGCAAAAGAAGTTGATACTCAGGTTGAGGAAGATACTGTAGCATCTGAAGAGAAAAGAAAAGAAGAAGAGATACTTCAGAAACGAAAAGCAGCATCGGAGGTGGATAAATTTATATCTAATACGGTAGGAGGGGCAGCGTTAGGAGCTTTGATACAGGGTGGATTAAATCAAGACCCTGCTGCTACTGCAACTCCATATGGTCAAGGAGCACAACCAATTAATACAGGAGGTAATTTTGGATTTAATCAAGGCGGTCTTGTTGGCTTGTCTAATGGTGGCAGCACCAGCACAGGCTCAAAAAAAAATTCTTTTAATCAAAGACAGGAACTAGTTTTTAATTTCTTTAAAGAGAAAGGATATCCTGATGAAAGCATAGCTGCTATAATGGGAAATATAGCAGTTGAGGCACCTACCTTTAAATATTCTGAAAAAGAAAAAGGAGGAAAGAAAGGTAGAGATCAGGGAATTGGTTTGTTTCAGTTTACAAGAGGTAGACAAGACGATTATAAAAAATATTTAAGAGATAATAAATTATCAGATAATGCTATAAATCAACTAGAGTATGTTCATGAGCAAATGACTAGTGATTCTAAAGATGAACTTTCTTATGATGTTGGTGTTAAAAATAGAGAAAGACTAAGAAAAGTTTTACTAGGTAAAGGAATGGGAGCAGTAGAAGACAGGGCAAAATTTATATCAGACATTTTTCTTCGTCCCGGCAAACCTCATATGGAAAGAAGTATGGAAGAAAGTTTAAATATGTATGATATGATTCCTCGACAAGATAAAATAACAGGAGGACTTAGATCTTATTTTGAAGGTAAAGTTATTGGTCCCGGTGATGGACAATCAGATCAAGTTTTATTTGATGTAGAGGGTAATGATCCAGATATGGCGTTGTTAAGCCCTGATGAATATGTTATACCTGCAGATGCGGTGGCTATGATTGGTAGTGGATCATCTAATGCAGGTGCAAAGAAATTAGATGGCTTTGTTAAAAATATAAGAAAAAAAGCTACAGGAAAAACAAAACAACAAAAGCCTATTAAGCAAGGCTTAGAATCATTTCTAGCATAGGATGAAATAAATGGTAGTTCTTACTGGTGATCAACAACAGTATTTGCAAAATACAGGCCAGACTTCTTCTACAGATGTGGGTAATGGTTTGGTACAGCCAACAGCAATGCCTACAGCTACGGTGTCACCTACCGTAACTCCTCCAGTTCCTCCTCAACCTATTAGTCTTGTTAATAGAACTAATCAAGGACCAGCACCCCAAACTTCTCTGCAAACTCCTTTAAGTTCTTTACCTCCTACTCCAACAAGCGGTAAGGGAGGTATGGGTGTGCCAACACAACCATCCCAACTATCTACTGGTATGTCTACTACATCAGCTTTGTCTACCTTTCTGCCACTTCAAAGACCAAATTTAGTCCAACGTAGTTCAACGGATGCTATTAATGCTTCAGTTCCACCTGTAAGATCAGGTAAAGGTGGTGGAACACCTGCTCAACCAACAGGAGTTAATAGTTTATTTTCTCCTTCTTATACTCCTACTGTATATGATACAGGTGATGCATACAGTG